ACTTCCAAGATGGGAAGCGGAAAAAGAATACGGACAATATTTAAAACGCGCTTGGACTTACAAAGCATTAAATAGATTGATACAAGGTTCCTCCGCCGATATGACGAAGAAGGCAATGGTGGACTTGTATGAGGAAGGAATACTCTCTCACATACAAGTCCACGATGAATTGAATTGTTCAATAGAAGATGAGAAACAAGTTAAAAAAATAAAAGAAATTATGGAACAAACTGTTGAGCTTAAAGTGCCTTTAAAAGTAGATGTGAAACAAGGACCTTCTTGGGGGGAGATAGTTTAATGTCTGAAAAATCTTCTGGATTATCTAACTTTTGGATATCTTTTCTTGTCATTTCTGCTAGAATCTCTATAGTTTTTTTTAAAGAATCTTCTTGTTTACTATCTTGTTCCATACTTTACATTATTAACAAGTTTACATTTAATGCAATAAAATACTTCAATTTCAAAGTAAAGTGTGTCACGACTTGTGCCCAACAAGGAGTAAAATTGTAAAGTGTGTAAATATGATAAAAGTATGGTTTTTGATGGCTTTAATGTCATATCCTAATATGCCTGCAATAGCGTACAAAGGCTATGGCGGTTTTTTGGAAAAGGAAGAATGCGAAGAAAGACGTATTATTGTTGAAAATCTGATAGCAGACTATGAGATTAAAAGAGGAAGCACTGTCTACATAGAGACATATTGCATGGAAATGGAAGCATTTAAAACTCAATTGGAAAAAAAGAAAGAATTAAATAAAACAGGAACTGATGCTTAAAGAACTTTGCGCTACACTGCTAATACTATGTAATCCCATTCTAAGTGGATTTGACTTTGATTACGCGAAAGATGACCGTGATCAATTCGTGCAGGGCATTACCGAATGCACAATAAAATATAACACTGATATTAATCCTTTTGAGAGAGCTATTGTTGTTCTCAGCGTGGCACAGGCGATCATTGAATCAAACTGGGGCGAATCTAGATTTGCTAGAGAAGCGAATAATTTCTATGGCATTATACAAACAGACAGAACAGAGCCATATATTAAATCCCTTCGCGGTACAGCACTATTAAAAGTCTACGGAAATAAATGCGAGAGTGTTGGAGATTATATTGAACTTCTCAACAATAGCGAATATTTCCAAGAATACCGCAACATTCGCATGAAACAAGTCATTACAGGAGAAGTTGATATTTTCACGGTGATAGAATCTTTAGACTCCTATGCCACCGATCCAAAATATACCGGAAAAGTAAAAGATGTTGTAAATTCCCTACTAGAAGATTATCCTTTACTATTTAATCCTTGACATTTCCATTAAATCCCATACATATGGGCGTAATGAAAAGGAGACAGAAGAATGACAGATATTGAAAAATATAAATCAATCGCAATTAAGATTGATTCTTATAAACGAGCCAAACCTATGGCAGAAGAAAAATACATGTCCATGGGTGCATTTGTTCGTTATCTTATTGATAAGGAACACGAACAACAAGTAAATGGGAAAGATCATGACAGAACAAAATCAGATAATTAGACAAGCCCTTTATGTTGCAGTAATAAACAAATTGGCAGGAGAGCTTTCGGAGCTAGAAGCCAAGGAAGTATTACTAACGAATAACCCCGCTTACATTACAAGTAAGGACCATGATCACGCTGATCACATTGAGGAATTAAAGAATATCATAGTCAAGAAATATGGAATACAGGATGTGATTAGTTCTCTTCGTGAAACGCATTTTAAACCAGTTAAACCACAAAGCCCTCCAAAAGATGGTAAAAATAGTTAGTGCTGTAACAAAGTTTACTGAGAATAATGAAGAATATGTCCGCGTGTATTACACGGACGGAGAAATAAAAGTGTTTAGAGCTTTTGAATGGAGCGCTCTTGTCAAAGAAGGAAAAGATTTATGGGATTCCCACCAAGAAGAAGTATCACGAATACGAAGTGATATAGATATTGATCCGGAGCGATTTGATGGTTAATCAAGAAATAAATTATGATATTTATCAGCCATTTGGCCCCAGTATCTTAAAGGTTAAGATGCCGCAGGCATACGTAAACTTGCTCAACACGGAGGCGGATACAATTTTACACGATGAGAAATTAAGTAAAAAATATGATTGGAGCCATAACCTGGCAGGCAATGTTAAGAAGGAAATTGCCATTGATCCCAGTAAGATAAAAGGTTTTCCCGAATTTCTAGTAACAATGTCCGATCAGTACTTGACAAAGGTACTGCCGGAATGGACAACAGATGCCAAAGTTAGCTTTCGCGTATGGGTTGTAAGCCAGTATGCAGGAGACTTCAATCCCGTGCATATTCATGATGCCAATTTATCGGGTGTTGCTTTTCTAAAAGTGCCGCCTGGATTTGAAGCAGAATATAAGAAAGAGGATCATCACGCTACTGCCGGGTGCTTGGAATTTTTAGGTTCTATTCCCAATCATTTTGCACGACACAGTTATATCGCAAAGCCAGAAGTTGGAGACTTTTATTTGTTTCCAAGCTGGTTGGCTCATCAAGTTTATCCTTTCCGCTGTGAAGGGGAAAGACGTTCCATGGCATTCAACGTGCATTTTAGCACAAAAGAGCCAGTTAAAGGGATTGATGTTTAATGATCATCCAGAATACCCAGAAAGAACGAAGTATGACAAGAAAGCACGCAACTACCGATACATGTATGATATTGATTTTAGGAAATACCACTGGAATGATTTAACCCTCAAGGAGCGCGACTATTGGCGTAGCCTTGTACAAATAGACGAGGAACATGCAAAAGAGAAATTTCAAAGACGCCATGCGAGAGATGGGCGAGCACGTCTCCAGAAGGATAGGGGAATATACCGAAGAACTCATCTACCTCAACAAGGGGGATGATGATAAGTTACGAATGGGATCGGTGGGAATGGACTTGGACCATCCTAGAACAATTCTATACGTTATTCTTCATAAATTGATACAAGATGATTTTAAACCGCGCAATGATACATATGAACACATCATGTATGACATATTTAAACAATTAAAAATAGATGAGCCGAGCAGACCTCAAGAGGAAGAACCACAAAGGCCGACGAAAAGTAGGGTCAACAAAGCGAAGAAATAGACGGCGTATTAGATTAGGAATGAAGATTCGGCGTAAATAATCTTTTACGTCTTTTGCCCCACCGTTTTCGCCACGCCCACGCATTAAGCTGGCCGCTGTATTTTTCTATTAGGCCGAGCAGGTAATGCATTCTTCGTCTTCGTCGTAATTCGTCTTATAAAGATTCTTGGGATATTGGGCTGGAGGCTTCTCCGACAAGTCTTTTAGTGTTTTTGCATCATTGCCGTCGTTACATTTACAGCGTTCTTTCTCTAGTCGTTCTACCCTGTCTGCCAGGTAGCAAAGCATTTTTTCCATATCCCTTTCGGTCATTATAATCTCCTTTTTTTGTGATTTGGGGTGAACTTGCCGTTATATACCTAAAACGGACATGGGATCAAGATCTTTTATTTCTGGGAGTTATTAAAGTGGTTCAACCGACCTGGCTGAGTGTCTTACCCTCTTAATCTTGCCATGTTTCTCCAGCGAGGTGATAAAACTATGGACCATGGACTTGGAAGCCAGACCCATAGGCTCTCTCATTTCATCATAGGACGGTGAGTAGCCATTCTTGTTGTAATATTCCCTTATGAATTCTAAAAGTTTAGCTTGTCTTTTTGTCATTCTCCTATCCCGTCTATCGCCCTTACGTGAAAAGCAATTTTCTTCTCTTCCTCTGATAATTCCTCATACTTCTTTTTCTTCTGTTCGTAGTCCTCTTTCTTTAAGGCGTGCCATCCGACACACAGTCCTGTTGGTGACCTTCCACATCTGCATTTACTCATTACCCACTACCTTTCAAAATTTTATTGACATAAGAATCATCAATAGGTTCAATCTTGTCCTGCATCTCTTCGGAGTGAGTCCTTTCCTCCTTCTGCCGAATGGATTCTTTCATTGACATATCCAACAGCTTTTTTTCCTCTAACATCTTGGTATGAAAATCTTTTGGCTCATACACGAATTTCGCGGAACAGTACTCACACATCGCCTTGTTATTCTCATCAAAGGTGTACCACACAATCGGATGATCGTCGGCGCAGGAGAATGTTTTTGTGTGAATTACTTTCGGTTTCATCCCGACAAAGCTCCCACGAGCCATAACACAACAAATATTGTTACAATTGGGTCCATTATTTTTTTCCATCCAACAGATCTCTAATCTGTTGGCCTTGTATATTGAGCATAAAAACAATAAATAATAAAATAGCTATATTAATAATTAATAGTCCTATAATAATCATTAGTCCGGATCCGTCCCTTCCCACTTATCGAAGTCATATTCTCTTTCCTGCTCCTTAAGTTTTTTCTCGAGCTTCTTGATTCTCTCCTTTAGCTTCTTCAGTTCTTCCTCAAGCTTCTTGAGTGTCATGCCAAGCTCCGCATGTGATCGCTCATCTCCTTGGCCCTGTTTGGTGTTTGCTTGGCCCATCTGGAATCAAGCATTTCCGTCGCGGCCACATCATACTGGGGCGGACTCTGTTTTAAAGCCTTCCACATGTTCTTAAACTTCGATACACCGGTTTTTCCCAACTGAAACACCATCTCGATAATAGTCTCTTTTGCCAGGTCATCCAGGTCCGGGCAGTCGCTACAAAGCTCCTCAGCGCTCTTTATGGCGCTTTTTAAATCGTCTTTCAGGATTTTCATGAGGAATTTCTCCTCATATTCCTTATTATCCTCCCAATGGTCCTCCACGCAGAGGTGGCCTACGCCCACGGTTCTTTTGCCTAATGAATCGAGGTACACCTTGTTTCTGTACCCTTCGTGCTTCTTAACGGACTCTAATAATCTTGACATTTCCATGCTTGTCTCTCCTTTTCTTGAATTGCGGTTTTGTGTATTGCGGTTGATGTCTTGAGTTTGATAAGGAATAATCAGTTTTTAATTCGTCCTCAGTAGGCCCTGAAATTATTTTGCTTACTCCTACATTTGCTCTTGTTCGTATGGGTGTATACGCGGATGCTCCGCTGTCTTTAGGGTTATTACTCATGCATTCTCCTTGTAATCATGTTTGAGATAGATGATTGATTTCACCCACCCAGATGGTATCGCGATATGACGACCACCGTCATGCGCATTTTCTTCATTGGAATAATCTCCCATTACAACGGTCCTATCGTCGTTCTTAAGGACGAGCCACCCCACCGAATAGCAGATCGCCAATTTCTCCTTCTGGACGTCCTCTATCGAGTGCCACCCGGATCCTCCGTCTTTCGCATCGAACCACGAAACAAGGACCAAAGGGTACTTTAGCTTAGGCTCTTCAGGTAGTTTATCATTTCCTTCCATTCGTCCTTCTCCTTTACTTCCTTGTGCTTATCGGGCACGACCTTATGTTTATATTTATCCGACCGCACTTCCTGTGCAATAGGATTTCGTTTCTTGTAAGTCATCTTGATATCGTGCCGTTTTACTTTTATCATAGACCACGGACCATGAAAAGGTCCATCCCCCTCTTAACCTTCACGTAGCTATCGGCGTCCACTTCATTGACGCGGTCCCAGATGTCCGCCTCGTACTCGCCGTTCTTATTGATGAATTCATCACGCGTCATTTCCGCCGCGTCCTCCTCCAGCTTCATTAGCCATGCTTTTACTTTTCCTGTCATTCTTTCTCCAATGTTACTTTATTTCTATTGCGGTAATTATATAACGTTTCAATCATTTCTATATAGGCTTTTGTCGTCGTACAAGGCTTTAATATACTGCTATATTTTTTTAACTTTAATGAAAAAACGTCCCTGTCAAAATTATCCTGTTTAAATAGCTTGCATAGGGCAAATTGAAAAGTTCGTTTCTTCCAGTGCTCAAAATATTTTTTAATAGATATAATATAATTAATATCTTCCAGAAATTGTTTTTTATCAACAATTAACAGCTTACCTTCTTTAAAATCCTCAATATAGCTATCTCTGTGCGATCTAAATGCCAGACTGAGAAGCACTCGATGATGAATTTTTGTTTCTTCTCGAGCAGATGAAAAAACATTGTAGGGCATACTTTTATAGTTCAGAGGATGGCTCTTTCTCTCCTTGTCCATATAATGCTGTAAAAAATCATCATTATTCCAATTCGTACCATGCGTATTTATTCTCGTAAGATCTTCTGGTGTAAAATTAGCTAATGTTATTGTATAATGCAAAAGCAGTTCCATCTCACGAATTGCTATGAATCGATGTTGTCCATCAATGATTTCATGTTTGTCATTAGCAAGAATTGGAAGTGGAATATACTTCTTTTCCATAGATCTTTTTAATCTTTCTACTTTCAAACGATTAATTTTTCTATTTCCTTCTATAAACGAAAATAGATCGTATTTTTTTGTCTTTAATATTTTATCTTTATTAAACATATTCTTTCTCCTTTGTTATGTTTCTAAGTATAGTGGTGTATACACTCCCATGTAGGATCCTGCAACATTAAAATCAAAATATTCGCTCGCCTCGTCATAGGTCATGCCGTCTTCCATGAGAATGGCCAAAATTTTCTCCGTGGTATAGACCACGCGGGTTCGCTCGCCGTCCCACACGACGCCAGCAATGGCCTCATCATAGCCGTCCGCGAACAGTATGTCTGGTTCATCGTCGGCGTATAGGTCTATAATGTCCTTGCGTTTCATGCATGGTAGTTTATTCTATTTTGATGGATATCGCAACACGGAACATGGAAAGGGCGGTATTCAGCCATTCTTACTTTTATATAGGTTTTTCAAAAGTAAATTAAAATATAAAACATAAAAATATCTCAAATATGACGTAACCACGTAACTTTAGACGTAACATCTTGAAATATAACAATAATACCGTTACATATAGGGTTACTTATAACAATCAGGTTACGTAACCTATATGAGGTTTTTGAGAGTAAATTGATAAATTATATATATATTTACTTTTAAAATATATATATAAAATTTAAAAAATGTGTTAAAGTAAAATATGCCTAAAATAAGAGATGGAAAATTAAGCCCTAAACAACAGGCTTTTGTTCACATTTTCGTGAAAGAGAACGGACGTTTAACTGCGACGGACTGCGCGAAACAGGCTGGATATTCAGAGAAATCAGCCATATCACAAGCTTGTAATTTACAGAATCCGAAGTATTTTCCCAAGGTCGTGGAAGCGATTGAAAAGCTTCAAAGAGAATACGCTGAATCAGCGAAGATTGACTTCGTGAGGCATTCCAGGGAAATGGCTAGATTGCGCGACACGGCGGTCAGTAACGGGCAAATGGGTCCCGCGGTTAATGCTGAATTTCGCAGAGGTCAGCTGGCTGGATTCTATGTTGACAGGAAAGAGGTCGTCACGGCTTCATTGGATAATATGACCAGACCAGAACTTGAAGCTAAACTCAAGGAAATCCGCGATCACAATATCATTAATGGGGAAGCTATTGGTGTTGAGGTTAGTGAAGTAGATGAGAATACATCTGGGCATTCTCTACTAGAACACAATAGTAAAAAATCAAAATAATAAAAATTGTCCACTTGATAGTGGTTTTCATCTAAACCTTATACTGTGATTTTCACTATCTAGTTTTGTTGCCTTGTTTCGGCAATGAATATTGCAATATCTCTCAAATTTTCCCATTTTTGCTTTTGCACCACACATGTTACATTTTCGTTCAATTAAAACTTCTTCTTTTGGCTTAGGCTTTGATTGATTGTAATATTCTGGGATTTCAAACTCTGTCATTATTGCCACCATTCTGGTTGTGATCTACCTTTTTCCCATTTGGCGAAAGTCTTTTCGCCTCTATAATAATTACGATAGGCAGTTACATAATTCTTATTTCTGTATTGATCTGGCATACATTGAGGTGGTTCTGTAAAATTTCCCTCTGGTATGCACTCCATATATTTATT